TCTTGATATTCTGTGACTTCAAAGTCAAGTGAACTTTACTCATTTTAAACTCCGTTTAAGTTGCTTCCCAACATTGTCGGGAATGGTTTCGGTTTGGTCGGCATCAAAGTCTATAACACTAATAGAAATAAAACACCTTCACTGAAGTTCAGGTGTTTTATTTCTGTGTTATAGTCTAAGTCTCTTCGGCAATCAAGTCCTATCGGTAACCATTGTTAAACCAATGGTCTAAGAGATGAAAGCCAAGTGCTACAAGTAGCACTAAAAGAAAACAAGTCATAGTTTAATCTCCGATTAAAAAGGTTGAAACAAAAAAAAGAGCATAGCACCTAAGTGCTATACTCTTTCAGTGAAAGGTAGCTTACGCTACCTTTTTCTTCTTCTTCTTAGAAACCTTTGGTTTCTGCTGTGAAGCATGGTGCAACTCTATGAGTTGCAAGATAACCTCTTCGAGGTTAAATTGCTTCCTTGAAGCAATCTCAGCAGTATACTGAGCCAAACCCTTGGGGTTTGAAGGAACGTTGATCACTTTCGACTTCTTAACAGAAGTCACCTCATTCCCAACATTGTCGGGATTGACCTCAACCTTTGGTTGAGACTGAGAAGTCTTCGACTTCTTCTTAGAAGCCTTTGGCTTCTTTCTTGTTGAGAAGTCACCGACTTCTTCAACAAATGCTCTTTTCATCGCTGAAAGCGATGTAAAGCCAAGGGACTGTTTTCCGTTGGTGAGAACTCTGTTCTCAAGCCAAGCAGTGATTTGGTCATGGTTCCTATAGAACCATAAACATTCACTTCTCCTCTGAGAAGTGAGTTTGTTCAGAGAACACTCTTCCAATCTATGATTGGAGATCCTGCCGTATTTGCTTTCCAAGCAAAGCTCATCGATCAGCTTACCAGTTTGGTAAGCTAGTCCACCAGACTGAGTATCAGTCTTGTGAAGCTTGGAATGCTCCAACAGAAACTTAGCAGTTTCTGAAGCAATGACTGCTCCTCTAGCTTCAAAAGTACCAGAGTACTTTTGGAAAGCCTGAGGTTTCTTAGAAACCTTTGGAGCAACTTTAGTTGCTTTAGCAGATTTGCTCTTTAGAGCAGTTACGAGTTTGGATTTTGTGTTTGGCATTTTGCCCTCCTTCTATTAATTGGTTAACACATTTGTAAACAAATGTTGTGTTAACCAATTACTAGGGTTGCCGTTTCCCAACAATGTCGGGAATGATCATACCCCCTTGGGGTATGTTTTTGAATGACCAAAAACTATCCATAGGCTTTAGCCTAAACCTGTTTTTTTCAGAAATCTTGACCTCAAACTACTGATTGCCTACGGCAACTGATGTGATAACAGTTGCTTTTAAAAACAAACTCGTTTGTTTTCAAGGCGATGCGCATTTCAAGGTGCATTGCGATGCACAATTTGCGTTCACCACGCATCGGGATGCACGATTTTACCTGCATCACGCATTGGGACGCATGGGGAAGGGGGGGTGCGTCAGATATATGTATATATAAATACACAGATTAGGAAAAATGAGTGTTAACCACTTTAGTACGGATAGATACAGGGGTGTCAAATAATTGGTATTGACTACTAAAAGCATACATGATATAATTATATAAACTAGGATGACATATTAAGTGTTACATTAAAATGTTTATTCAATATAAATAAATAATCACTTACATGTAACATATTAAATGTATGTCTATATAGGGATTTATCCGTACTTTTTTAAATTAATGTTTGACAATGGGAAAAAAATCCGTAAAACTATACACAGATAATGTAATTGAGGAGTTTTATTCTGCTGTGGCTAATAACAACTTAGATAAATTACATATACCTCACAGTGATGTTTTCTACGTAAGAGCCGCAGTGGAAGCCCACTATGGCAGATCTTTTACTTTGAAAGAGGTGGAAGACGCTATGATAGCTGAAGGTTGGTCAGACCATAAATAGGAGCAAAACTATGGCAATGCACAAAGGCAAAATGAAGAAAAAGGGTATGGCACGAGGTGGTGCTATGATGAAAAAGAAAGGTATGGCAGTGGGAGGACTCAAAAAACCTGCAGCAGGAGCTAAAGGGCTAAAGAAGTTGCCTACATCTGTACGTAATAAAATGGGCTACATGAATAAAGGCGGCACAATGAAGAAGAAGGGCATGGCTCGTGGTGGAGCTATGAAGAAAAAAGGCTACGCAAAAGGTGGAGCAATGAAAAAGTACGGCACTATGTATAAAGTTGGTGGTGCTGTGGCAGGAAAAAAGTACGGAATGGTTGACAAGAAGAAGAAGAAGTAGTATAATTATGTCACTATGGCATATCTACAAAGTAACATTCCGTATTTCAAAGCTTGGGTAAGACGAGAGTATACCTGTAACTTTGAAAAATATCATGGCGAGTTCTTACACTGCATGGTTATAGCTGTAACAACAATGCCAAATAGGTCACTCAGCTTTCAAGTTATATTTACTGGCTGTGAGACTGACGATACTGACGAACCAAACGTGCATGGTGGAGCTATGTGGGCTAGAATGCCTATCACAGCCCTAGTAGGAGACACTCCTGTAGAAGACTGGGCTGAAGAAATGCCACCCTACATAGCACAACCTTGGGATTGTATGTCCCATGATCATAGTGTATATGTGCTAGACAGAGCTACACCTGCACCGTGGATAGCAAAAGTGGATGGAGAGTTCTATCCTGCTAAATATTACTTCACTGTAGACTACACAAACAGTGAAATAGCTGATGACCCTGCGCAACATAAGCAGTCACACGTACTAGAACTGATGGATGCAGGTAAATACACAGGAAATATTGTGGCATTACCCAATAATAGAGTTAGAGTGACACACCCTGCATGGTTTGAAGCAGGAGAAGGACCACCTGACTTTAGACCCTCCCAAAGAATCTTTCATTCAAAGCAAGAAACGGAATATGTGTGGGATACTGGCAGAGTATTCAACAACCTATACGCAAAGGAGAAGAGAAATGGCTCAAAAAAAGTCAACCGTAAACAAAGCAGGTAACTATACCAAGCCGGGAATGAGAAAAAGAATGTTTCAGGCTATAAAAGCAGGGTCAAAGGGTGGTAATCCCGGACAATGGAGTGCAAGAAAGGCACAATTACTAGCCCAACGCTACAAAAAAGGTGGTGGGGGCTATAAGTAATGGCTGACCCTAAGGTTGGCACAGGCAAAAAGCCTAAAGGAAGTGGTAGAAGACTCTACACGGATGAGAATCCTAAGGATACAGTAAGTATCAAGTACGCAACGGTAGCAGATGCAAAAAAAACTATTACAAAAGTTAAAAAGATTAACAAATCCTATGCGAGGAAGATCCAAATCCTCACCGTTCTTGAACAACGAGCTAGGTTTGCAGGAAAAACTGAACAATCTAGGCTTGCCAAGAAAGCGAAAGAAACATTAAGGAAACAGCATGGCACTAGCAAAAAGTCAAAGGTCACTTAAATCATGGACAAAGCAAAAATGGAGAACAAAAAGTGGTAAGCCGAGTAAACAAACTGGAGAACGCTATCTTCCAACAGCTGCAATCAAAGCTCTATCACCCCAAGAGTACGCAGCGACAACTAGAGCTAAAAGAAAAGGCAAGGCAGCAGGAAAACAATTCGTTAAACAGCCTAAAGGTATTGCTAAAAAAACGAGAAGTTATAGAAAGGTTACATAACATGGGGTATTTTGAGAATGATAGCTGAAGCATGGTTTGCAGTAGCAGTAATGCTAGGAGTACACGATAATGGTATGCAGGATATACTTATATTTAAGCAACCAGAACATGGACACTTTCATAGTGTAGAGGAATGCAAGACTTTTGTGATAGAAAATCCTGCACCCCTAGTAAAAACAATATGGAAGTTCTATGGACAAAGACCTGTAGAGAGGGTCATATGTGTAAACCAAGATGTTATTAATAAATTTATAGCACAGCAGAATGAGATTCTTTTAGATAGAATACCAATATACTAATGCTTTATGAACCTACATGTGAAGTTTGTGGGCATCACATAGAAGATGATAAGTGTGAGTATTGTCGTGCTACAGGTAACAATGGTGATTGGATAGATAAAATAATAGAACAAGCTAAAGATCCTAGACACGACCAATCAGCCTTTAAAGACAAGAAAAAAAATCATGACTCCAGAGACTCTTGACAGATGGCGAATATTACCAAGACTTATGATGCTAGTGATGACAGGAGTTTACATTCGCTGTATAGAATGGGCTTTGAGTCAGCCAGAGTTGACCACACAGCAAGCAGGATTAATATCCGTGATTACTGGAGCAATGACAGGCAGTTTCGCCATATGGATGGGAGCAGAGAAGTCAGAACCCAAAAGAATGGAGAGGGAAGAACGATGAGAAAGTATTTTAAAAGATTGTGGTGTGCATTGTGGAACAAGAAGTGCCACGATGATTGTGATTGTGTATAATGCTAGGTACAATATTAAGTTCTGTATCTAGTCTAGCGTCTTCTTACATCGAAGGTAAAACAGCTATACAAAAGGCTGAAGCTACTATTCGTATGAAAGAAGCAACAGGTGAGATAGATTGGGACTTAGCTGCTATGAGGGCATCACAGTCCTCGTGGAAAGATGAATGGCTTACTGCACTTGCAGGTATGCCCCAGTGGTATCAGATAGCATTAGGAGCTATCGTAAGTGCAAGCTTTGCCACACGATCTGCAGGTAAGTTTTTTAACATGAGGAAAAAATAATGCCCAGATTAAAAGCTGCAGTTAAAGCTGCAATGACCCGAAAGAAAAATAAAGAAGCCAGAGAAGCTGCAGAAAGAAAGAAGCAGGATCAGAAGCTTGAAACTAGAACAGAGATTAAAGAAGAGAAAACTGTAAGACGAGTTGATCCTGAAAAAGAACTAAAGTTTAGAATAGATGAAGTAGAGAATGAAATACTAGATGTACTAGGTTCAAACAAACGTGGTTCTGTCTCTCCCGAACAATACGGAAGTTATATGGACATGAACGAGGATCAACTTAGAGATCTGGTTACTACATTGAAAAGTTTAAGAGCTAGGCTACGTGATAAGAATTACAAGAGTGGTGCAGAGATAGGGGGTTTCTTAGAGGAGTTTGGAATCAAACGTGCTGAAGATGCTCTAAAAGCAAAGTTTAATTTTAAGTTTAAGCGTGGGGGAAGTGTTAATGGCTTTCTTACTCATACTATTAAAAAGAAAAAGGGAACTAGATAAATGTATAAGTTGTCAGGAAGAAGTTTAAATAAATTAGAAGGTGTGCATCCTACAATGGTAGATACAGTTAAACGTGCCATTGAACTGAGCAAAGTGGACTTTGGGGTGATTTATGGGGTTCGTTCCCTTGCAGAGCAAAAGAGGTTGTATGAAGCAAAAAGATCACAGACCATGAAATCCAAACATCTTGTGCAGGAAGATGGCTACTCACACGCTGTCGATTTAATGGCGTATGATGGTAGTGACCCAAGTTGGGACATCGTAATGTATGATGATATAGCTGACGCAATGAAAGCTGCAGCGAAAGAAACTGGAGCTAAAATACGTTGGGGAGCAGCGTGGACAATAGATAATATAGCTGAGTGGGAAAGACCAATGCAAGATGCTATGAACAATTACATTGATGTAAGACGTAAATCTGGCAGGACTCCATTTATTGATGGTCCTCATTTTGAATTGAACTAATAACATGTCATCAAAGGTACGCAAAACAAAAAGAGATTCCATGAAAGGAATGTCTATTAAAAGTGGTGACAAACGTCCCACTAAGTCAGGTGCAGGTATGACTGCCAAAGGAGTTGCAAAGTACAGAAGAAGAAATCCCGGATCTAAATTACAAACAGCAGTAACAGAGAAAAACCCAAAAGGTAAACGAGCAGCAAGAAGAAAATCTTTTTGTGCTAGAAGTGCAGGACAAATGAAAAAGTTTCCAAAGGCTGCGAAAGATCCAAATAGTAGATTACGACAAGCTAGAAGACGATGGAGATGCTGACATGAGACAGCTTACAGAGAAACAACAAAAGTTTTTAGATGTGCTATTTGATGGTGCAAATGGGGATATAGGGGAAGCAATAAAGCTTGCAGGATATGCAAAGGGTGTTAGCCCTTCTCAAGTTACTACTGGATTAAAAGAAGAGATACTTGAAGCTACTCAGATGTACATGGCACGTAATGCCCCAAAGGCAGCGATGGCTGTTGTGAATGGTTTGTATGATCCAACAGAGCTAGGTATACGTGATAAGATGTCTGCGGCTAAAGAACTACTAGATAGAAGTGGTTTAATTAAAACTGAAAAAGTTCAGGTAGAAACATCAGGTGGTGTAATGCTAATGCCACCTAAAAATAAAGAGGAGTAGTTCAATGGTATTTAAATTTTTAAAAGGGGTAAGTAAAAAGGGATCACAGAAAGGACTGAAGAAACTATCAGGTGTAGGAGATCAGGCTAGATCAGATATAGCTAGAGGTCTATCAAAAATGAGCAAGGCTGATACAGAAGCTTTGTATAAAGCACAGGCAAAGATTAGAGGACTAGCAGCTGAAGCTAAGATGCAAGTAAAAGCATTTAGAAAAAAGAATCCAAACAATCCTCACGTTAAAACTGTATATAGAATAAAACCAGAGATAGAGCAGAGAGATAAAGGTAAAGCTACAATAGCACCTACAACAACCACTAAAATTCCAACTAAAACTACAACTAGTAAAACACGTAAGAAGAAGAAGACTACAACAACAACAAAAACTACTACTAAAAAAGAGATAGATGATTTAGCTAAAACAGGAACACCTACAAAGACTGTATACAATCTAGGAAAAACAAAAGGTAAAGTAACGGCAAAACAAAAGGCAGCAATGAAAAAGTTTGCTGAGTTTAAGCCGACTAGTAGAGTGGGAACAGCAGAATACGACAGAGAGATAAACAAGGCAAGTGCTGAGTTAGCACGAGTTATGGGAGCAACCTCTGCTACAGGTAAAAAGTATACACGAAAAAAGAGAAGAACAAGAAGAACAAAGAAAAAGGCAGATGGCAAATAGAGAACTAGGGAAATGGAAACTCCCTCAACCACTTGACCTACATGACGAAACAGAGTGGCTACCCATACCAAGAATAGCTAGAACAGTTCCGTTTGGGTATGAGCTAGACTCTGCAGATGATAGTATGCTGTTGCCTATAAAACAAGAACTGGATTTATTACACAAAGCAAAATCTCTAGTTAAACAATACTCTTACAGAGAAGTAGCACTATGGTTAACTAAAAATAGTGGCAGACATATATCTCATGTAGGATTAATGAAACGATTAAAGAATGAAAAAAGACGGAAGAACAAAGCTTTCAGCTTACGCAGATGGGCAGACTATGCCCAAAAAGCGATCCAAAAAGCCGAGCAAATCGAAGAAAGCAGAACAGGTGCAAGAAACGAAAGTAGTGGAGAAACAGCTACCACCTGAAATACGTGAAAATTTTGCTGTACAGGAAACACATAATGTTGTGTTTAAACCAAATGAAGGACCACAAACAGAGTTCTTGGCAGCTAACGAAAGAGAAGTTTTATATGGTGGATCTGCAGGTGGCGGCAAAAGTTACGCTATGTTGGCAGATCCTTTGCGTTATATGGGACATCCTGAGTTCAGTGGCTTGCTCTTGCGTCACACCACTGAGGAACTACGAGAGCTTATATTTAAAAGCCAAGAACTGTACCCGAAAATCTGGAAGGGCATCAAGTGGTCAGAACGAAAGATGCAGTGGGTTGCTCCGTCAGGGGCAAGACTGTGGATGTCTTACCTCGACAGAGATGATGATGTTCTACGATATCAAGGACTAGCTTTTAGTTGGATAGGGTTTGACGAACTTACGCAGTGGGGAACACCATTTGCTTGGAACTATATGAGATCACGTTTACGATCTACATCCCCTGATCTACCTGTATACATGAGAGCTACAACGAACCCCGGAGGTAGGGGGCATCACTGGGTCAAGAAAATGTTTATAGACCCTGCACCATACAACAAGGCATTCAATGCAACAGATATCGAAAGTGGAGAAGAACTCAAATATCCTGCAGGACACAGCAGAGCAGGACAGCCACTATTCAAACGTAGGTTTATACCTGCTAGACTTACAGATAACCCTTATCTCTCATCTCAAGGGGATTATGAAGCAATGCTTCTATCCCTTCCTGAACAGCAAAGAAGACAACTACTGGAAGGCGATTGGGATATTAAAGAGGGAGCAGCATTCACCGAGTTTGATCGCAAGCTACATGTGGTTGAGCCTTTCCATATACCTAGTAATTGGGTTAAGTTTCGGGCATGTGACTATGGGTATGGAAGTTATTCTGCCGTTGTCTGGTTTGCTGTTGCTCCGTCAGAACAACTAATAGTATATAGAGAAATGTATGTGTCAAAAGTGTTAGCAACAGATCTGGCTGACATGATATTAGATGCAGAAGCAGAGGACGGTAATATAAAGTATGGGGTGTTAGATAGCTCACTCTGGCACAAACGTGGAGACACAGGACCTAGCCTAGCAGAACAGATGATACTAAGAGGATGTAGGTTTAGACCATCAGATAGAAGTAGAGGAAGTAGAGTTGCAGGTAAAAATGAAATACATAGAAGATTACAGACGGATGAATTTACAGAAGAGCCACGCTTGGTTTTTTTTAGCACATGTACTAACATCATTTCGCAACTTCCTGCTATTCCGATAGACAAGAAGAATCCCGAAGATGTGGACACACAATCTGAAGATCACTTGTATGACGCATTAAGATATGGTATAATGTCAAGACCTAAGTTCAGTATATTTGACTATGATCCTGCAAGTCGGCAAACGAACTCAATGCCCATAGCAGACGCAACATTTGGATATTAATATGGCAGAAGATGACAACAATGAAATAACAATGGATGATCAGGTTATATCTGTAGAAGATGTAGCATCTGATGAGCCTGACCCAACGCAAAGCACAAACATGATATCGTTTATTATGGATAGATATAAACGAGCAGATGACTACAGAGAACAAGATGAGCAGAGATGGCTAAGAGCCTACAGAAACTACAGAGGTTTGTATGGATCAGATGTACAGTTTACAGAAGCTGAGAAGTCACGAGTATTTATAAAAGTAACTAAAACTAAAACGTTGGCAGCATATGGTCAGATAATAGATGTGTTGTTTGCTAATAATAAGTTTCCTTTGACTGTAGAGCCAACAGAATTACCAGAAGGTGTAGTGGCTGATGTAAGCTTTGATCCTGCAGAACCACCACAAGTTAGAAACGATGAGATGTCTAGCCCATATGGGTTCAAAGGAGATGGTAACGATTTACCTGCAGGTGCTACACGACAATCTTTGATGGATAATCTAGGTCCTCTTCAAGGTAAGTTTGATGATATAGATAATTTAAAAGAAGGTGTAGGCAAGACACCTACTTCTGTTACGTTTAGTCCTGCTATGGTAGCAGCTAAAACTATGCAGAAAAAAATACATGATCAGTTAGAAGAGTCCAATGCAAACAAACATTTACGAAGCACAGCCTTTGAGATGGCTTTGTTTGGTACAGGTGTTATGAAAGGACCTTTTGCTGTAGATAAAGAGTATCCAAACTGGGATGAAGAGGGTGAGTATGCACCTGTATTTAAAACAGTGCCACAAGTTTCACATGTGTCAGTCTGGAACTTCTTTCCCGACCCTGATGCAAACAATATGGATGAAGCACAGTATGTTATAGAAAGACACAAGCTATCACGTACCCAGTTACGTGCATTGAAGAAACGTCCACACTTTAGAGAGCAGGTTATTGAAACAGCAATAGCCCTAGGTGAAAACTATAATAAAGAATATTGGGAAGATGATCTATCTGATTATGCACCTGAACATGCTATAGATAGATATGAAGTATTAGAGTATTGGGGTACTGTAGATATTGATATGCTAGTTACAGAGCAGGTAGAGATACCACCTGAACTACAAGACTATGATGAAGTACAGTGTAATGTATGGATATGCAATGGGCAGGTATTAAGAATGGTTCTTAATCCATTTAAACCTGCAAAGATACCTTACATGGCAGCACCCTATGAGCTTAACCCATACAGTTTCTTTGGTGTAGGTATTGCAGAGAATATGGATGATACGCAGACATTGATGAATGGTTTTATGCGTATGGCTGTGGACAATGCTGTAATGTCAGGTAATCTGTTGATAGAGATAGATGAAACCAATCTAGTTCCCGGACAAGATCTGAGTGTATATCCCGGAAAAATATTCAGAAGACAAGGGGGCGCACCCGGACAGGCTATCTTTGGTACAAAGTTTCCAAACGTAGCAGGTGAAAACATGCAACTGTTTGATAAAGCACGAGTGCTTGCCGATGAAAGCACTGGGTTACCAAGCTTCTCACACGGACAAACTGGTGTGATGGGAGTAGGACGAACAGCATCAGGTATATCTATGTTAATGAATGCTGCCAGTGGTGGTATTAAGAATGTTATAAAGAATGTAGATGACTATCTTCTTAGACCATTAGGAGAGGGACTGTTTAGATTTAACATGCAGTTCAACTACGACAAAGCTACTAAGGGTGACCTAGAAGTAAAAGCTCGTGGTACAGAAAGCTTGATGGCAAACGAAGTGCGTAGTCAAAGACTCATGCAGTTTATGCAGGTAGCATCTAGTCCTGCACTTGCACCCTTTGCAAAGTTTCAGTATGTAATACGAGAGATAGCTAAGTCATTAGATTTAGATCCCGACAAAGTAACTAACAACATGGATGAAGCCACACTACAGGCAGAGATCATGAAAAAATTTCAGCAACCTCCTCAAGCACCCACACCTCCTGCAGGAGCAGATCCAAAAGATCCAACAGGAGCAGGTGGTGCAACAATAGGTACAGGTCAAGTGCCTATGCCACAGGAACAAGGATTTTCAGGAAATGAACAACAACAACAACCAAAACAACCCACAGGTCAGCCTGTACAGCAAGCTCAAGCCACTGGTCAACAACAAGGACCACTGGGACAGCTTCAGTGATTATATAGGGTTCTTGATAGCACAGAACCACGCTATCATGGAGCAGACAAACGACTTAGTCACACTCCATAGATCACAAGGTGCTATCGCTATGCTAAGACGATTACGACAACTAAGGGATCATGTAAACTCCAATGGGTCTACTAAGTAAAGCTGTAAAACAGGGATTAATAAACAATCCCCAAATCATTACTAAGAAACAGGATGAAGTTGCTAAAGAAGCAAAGGATAGGGCTGACTTAAACGCAAACGATCCTAACACAAATCCTGATGTGTATGATGAGCAGATGGCAGATCCGAATGTGTCTAAGATCACAGTGCCTGAAGATCCTACTCCTGTTCTTGGAAGTATGTATGGAGACTTAGTAAATACATTTGAATCCATGCCCTTTTACGGAAAAGAAACAATATCAGGAGCAAACTTTATAGAGCAGTTAAATTATTATGTAAAAAATATTCAAGGCAGAAATATGCCTTTGTATAAATTTATGGAGAAGCGAGGAGCTTTTAAAAAATTTAGAGACAATCCTAAAAAACAATTTACAAAAAAAGAAATATTAGATTCTTTAAAAGACTTTTCTTCTTTTGAATTTAGAATAAGAACAGATAAAGATACATTTTACAGAGAGTCACAAAGACTGCCTATTGATGAGAGTGCAGGAGATTATAAGAAAATAGGTTATGCTGAAGTAACTTTACATGCTCCCATAGACAATACCGTACCCTCAATACAAAAATTTGCAGACAAACACTTTAAGGGAAATACCATAGGACATGCTAGATCTTCTTTTGTGTATAACGATAAAACTAAAGAGTCTGCTGTTATGCCTGAAGAGGTACAAGGAGATCTTTTTCAAAATATTGGAAAAAAAGTAGATGTTACAAGAGATAGATTAACTAATATACCTACATATGATAATTTTCAAGAAACAACTTTGGTTGGTAATCAAACAATGAGTTTAGTAGGTATTAGAGCAGACACTAGACTAACTAGATCTGAATCTCCCAGTTGGTTTACTACTTCATTTATAGCACCCACTCGATCTTATAACAGCCTAAAAGAAAATTTAAGGCTTGAATATTTTCTTATGGAAAATAATGCAACACTACTTAATAGAATCAAAGAGGGTAGAGTTGCACTAAATGAAGAAGTTCCTAATGCTATAGGAAGAGATAAAGGTATAGAAAATATCGGCTCTCCAGATGCAACAAGCAGAATGGAAGATAACAAAAGTAGACTTATATCACAATTATTTGCTAAAGGTTTTTCACCAAAACGAATTAGAGAAACGGTAGAAAAATATTTTCCTAAAGCTAGTTCTAAACAAAAAGGTGAGAGTTTAACTGAAAGACAGATACAATCATTTTTAAGAAAAGAGAAACAAAATAAAATAGATCATTATAGAGAAGTACTTAATAAAAATTTTATTGGTATAGGTAATGAAGCTCAAGATATTAGTGGTGGTACTATAGATGCATTTAGTGAGTTACCTAAAACTACTAAATTAATAACTGATATAGAAAATGAGTATGCAACAGGTTCTTCTAATAAAATTCCTTTTTTTACATTACGATATATGCAAAGTTCTCTTTTTGAAACACAAAAAAATTTAGCAAGTGACGAGTCTTTTTCAGTGCCGTTTTCTCTTTTAAAAGATTTTGAAAAGATAAGAATGTTAAATAAACAAAAATTAAAAGATATTCAAAATACTATGCCTAGAACAATGGTGTCTAGTTATGACTACAAAAATCCTAGTGCAATACCTGTGTTCATGCAACGTTTTGCTGCTCATGGTTTTAACATGACAGAGAGAACAGAAATGATTAATAATATTCTTTCTTCATATAATCTAAATTATTTTAGAGGTGCAAATATAAGAAAGACACATCAACAAGGACAAGTAACTGATGGTGAGAGAGATAGATTTTTAAATGATGGTTCTACTAATTATGCAGGGCAAATAAAATATCCTGATGGCTCTACTAAAACTTATATGAATGCTAACGAAAGATTTTTAAGATATTTTGATCAAATAAATGAAGATAGACAAATAGGAGCTTCTACTTGGTCTGACCACCATCCTGAATATCAAGATCATTTAATTCAAGAAGAATTTAAGTTACCTGATTTTGAAGATGCGTATCCAGATATATCACAACCTTTGCCTTATAATTTTGAAGACACTAAAAAGAGAATGAAAAAAATTGTTGATGATTTAAATGAACAATCCAAAGCTATAAATGCAGCCAGACAAGAGTTTAGCAAAAATTATATGAGAGCATTTGAAGAGGATAATTTACATAATATACCAGTAGATCCTTTTGGAGATGCAGGTCCTTTTCCTTATACCCGACTTACAAATGTTACTGTGTGGAGAAACAATAAAGATATATCAGTAGTAGGAAGAGACACAGGTGATTATGGACGTTACTATGAACAAGAGGGTGTTACCTTTGATGTAACCTCTAACTATGTAGAAAATTTTGAGAGAAATAAAAGGATTCTTAGAGAAAGACAAGATGCTTACAATAAAAAACAAGATGAAATTACAGATTTAGAAAATGATCCACGAGGACCAGATGATGTTGATGTTGAACAACAAATAGATATTAAATTAGCAGAAGCAGATCAAATAGAACTAGAAATAGATATAATGGAAAAAAAGATGCTAAGAGAATTAACAGCAAAAAGCATAGGAAATTTTGCTACGTTCTTTGATCCTTTTGAACATGTATTTGATCCGAAACAAATAAATGAACTAAAGTTAATTGACTTTGATGAAATAGTAGATGACTATGGAGGAGAAAAAGATTCTAGATTTGGTGCAAGCTTTGTTGCTCATGTAATGCGTGAAGTTACAAAACAAGATTACTTAAACGGGTTAAATGATTTTGGTTATACTGTGTTTAGTGAGTTAGATATGAATAGATTAAAAAATACTCTTAGTAGTGTTGAAGCTAGAAAAACTTCTTTGGAATCATATCAAAGATTAGAAGATTTGTCATACAACCCATTAAAGAAAGATGACTATATTACAAAAGGCTTAAACAGGGTTGTAGAAAGAGATGACTTACCTATAGCAGATAAGTTAGACTTTTTGTACAAAATGGTTATTGGGCAAATGATGCTTGCTAAAAAATTGAAAACAAATAAAGTAATCATACCAAATGCTTCTGAGTTAATTAATTTAAGAGAACAGCCTACTCCCGAACAAATGGTAAAATTAGGAAGGTTTCAGGCTAATAGCAGAGAGTTTAAAAAGTATGAACAAAAATATAATGAACCAAGCTATACAAGAGCAGATGGTTCAAAGTACAGTATGAGAGAAAAAAGAAAAGGTAAAGACGATCTCTATAATAAATCAAGAGTGTTACTGATGGATTTACTAAAGAAAAGATTCGGAGATGATGTAAAGATATATGAGATAAAACAAACTTTTAACAATCCTCCTAGAGAAGTACCTGCAACAGTTATAGAGTTTAACTTTGACTTTGATCCTGAAAAACAAATGATAAAAATGAAAGAGGGTGGGCTTGTACAGATAGACAATATGCGAGAGTCAATGAATTTGTTTACCGATCCAAAAGCATTTGGTGATGATGAGTATAGACAAAATGCTATACGAGAAGCTTTAGAAGCAGGTGTGATATCATTTAACTTTAACCAAGGGGGAGTAACTGATCCTGCACCTAAACCACCGATGATAGATTATGTAACACAACAAGACTACAAAGAAAGAGCAGGAGAACTTTTTGACGAAGATGATTTATATAGAAGGTATCCCAGTTCTTTTTATGCATATAGAAAACAGATGTTTGACTTTCCAAATTCTGCAGAGCAACCTGAGTTTGAAAAGGCTAGTCCAATGTTAGGTAGCTTAGAGTTTGAAGCTGATGTTATTCCCAAGTTTAGAACTACAGCTTTAGGTAAGCTAGGATTCTACAGTGCAAGTGATGGCACAGGGATGCCTGATCCAAAGGTAGAAAAAGCAGACGAAGCTTTAGAAAGATCGCAAGGATCATTCCGTCCATCAGATATGACTATAACATTAACAAATGATCCTGAAGAGGGAAAGAGGATACGAGCATTAAGAAGAATAACATCAGAAAAAGATCCACTAAGAATACCACCATCCTCACTCCCTCATCCTGAGTTAGAAAGAATGTATACTTTAAATGCAGAAAATCCTACACCTGAACATGAAGCTATTCATAGAGCTATATTAATATTACAAAACTATTATGAAAATGATAGAGACTATGTTGTTAAGAAGTATGGTAAAAGGACAGGCGAAGTTTTATTTGATTTATTAGATCCTTCTCCAGAAAACAATTATTTTCAACTATCTAATGAAGTATTAACTGAACAAAATGATGCCATAAGATCAGGTGCTAAGTTTGATTCTGAAACGTACTTACAAAGAACACTTGCTGAGAGAGATGCAGATTTAAGAAACTATAAAGCAAGATATGCAGATATGTTTAAAGAAAAAGATTCACTAGAAGATAATGTAAATCGTATTGTTAGAGCAGGGGGAAAACCTCCTAGACATATATTAAATAGAATAACAAACGTGGCTAGAGAGGATCATGCACAGCTTGCATTAAATATATTTAACATAATAACAGATGAGTTACCTAACTTAGAAGAGTTAGCCAAAGAAAGATTGTATGACAGAAATCCTAGAGGTGGACCTACCTTTGATGCAAGAGGAATAGCAAAGGGAAGTTTAGATGAAGGATTTTATGATAAGCTAAAAGTAGACAGAGCATCTGGAGAGGGAACAAAAAACTTTCTGCAGAGACAACTACAAAAATTTAGAGATCGAAGAAATTTGAAATCTAATATTAGAGCAAGTGAATCAATGGACTTAGGTGGAAGGTTTTAATTATGGAACAGCAACAGATGGACTTATTTGAAGATGGTGGACTACGTGATCAAGGTGGTGGTAAAGATCCTGTATCAGGTAACGATGTGCCTGTTGGCTCACTAGAAAAAGAAGTACGAGATGATATACCTGCAATGTTAAGCGAAGGAGAGTTTATCTTTCCTGCAGACGTAGTGCGTTACTGGGGATTAGATCTGTTAATGCAGATGCGTCAAGAAGCAAAGCAGGGATTAAAGAAGATGGAAGATATGGGACAGATGGGTAACAGCGAAGAAGCTACACTTCCTGATGACATGCCGTTTAACATGGACGATATAGAAACAGGAGATGAACCTGCATTTAAGTTTAACGTTGGTGGTCTGGCAGCTGATCCACGATTTGTAACACAAAATGTAAATATTCCTACATACACAGAGGAAGATAAAAAAGAAATAGAGACTGCTGTATTGGGTGGTATATTTGGTGACATAACTATGAAGCGATATGTCAATGCAGATGGTAAAGTTATATACATACCGTTTATTGGAGATAAACCACAAGCACCTATTCCTGAAGGATTTACCTTAGACGAGTCACCAGTTGTCTCATCTCCATCTACAGCACAAGCTACTATGGATAGTGGAGATAGTGGTGGTGGTAGCACATATGATCCTGCTCTTTCTCCTCTTGACAAAGCATTACAACAACCAGACATGCCAAAGGTAAAATCTATTGACATAAACAAAATGTCTCCTGAGGAGCTAGTGGCATATTATGAATCGTTTACTAGTCCAATGGCTAAGTTTGCATCCTATGGTGCAGGACTATTGTTTGGTCCTTTAATAGGAGTTGGCATTGGTTTAGCACAACAATGGAGCATTAAAAACGGACCTAATAGTTTTGTAAATACAGAGAAAAGACTTGCAGAGTTAATATCTAAAGGTGAGCTAAAAGATGCAGGGCTAATAAAAAGAATAACAGATGCTAGAAAACGTGCTAAAGAAAAGGGTGTAGGACCTGTAAGTTTATTATCTAAGATATCTGAAAAATTAGGCTTGTCAAAAGGACCAAATGCTGATATACTTACAAAAGATTTAGCTAATGCTATTAAGAATGGTGTATTACCTAAAAATGCAAAAGAAATCTTTAATCAGACAGATGCTATCACAGAAGCTTTTAAGGATATAGATCCAGAAACTAAAAAGCTCATTGATCAGTATACTGGTGGCAGAGGTATACCTGCTGATCCTGACGCTGACTATTTAGAAGCGAGTGGTGCAGCAACTGCTACATTTCCTTCTGCAACCCCTGCAACTAACTTTAATTATGATACTGTACCTGAGTTTGGTGAGGGACAACCTGTACAACAACCTGTTAGACTTGAGCCTACATCTGGATTACAAACAAAAATTGATCCCGTAACAGGCGAAACAAAAGAAGGAGATCCGTTTGCACCTATTGAAAGAGCAAAGGTAGAATCAACAAAACCAGTAGATCCGTTTGCTGTAACCCCAGATCAATTTGTTCCTGACTATGGTTTTGATCCTAAAGATCAAAAGCAAGCTAAAAAAGAACGAAGGATAGATAGAAGATTTCCGATAACGAAAATTTTTAAACCTGAAATAGAAACAAAATATGGTGTGGAACAAGATAAAAAAATAAAACAAAAACCTGCCTACACAGCAGGAGATGCTAAAAAGAAAGGAGAACCTATTCCAACTTATGATCTCTCACCACAACAAGATGATGAAGATAGACCAGAAACAGGCGAACAAAATTATGGAGACTTAACTGGAAGTCCTTTTGATGACACAGGACCTTCTACATACACACCTACTAGTTATGGTTACACTCCTCCTAGTTATGATCAATTAACTGGAAGTCCTTTTGATAACACAGGACCTTCTACATCTTATGGCACTGATTCAGGATTTGGGTACGGAGGAAGTGATGTAATGACACCCTTCTATGTAGGTGGTGTACCGACTAAACCTATGAAGCCACAGAGACTAAAGAAGGGGGGTTTAGCTAAACCTAAAGTTAAACCAAAAAGAATGAAGAAGGGTGGACTAGCTTCACGAAAAAAATAGTTCACAATATGTTGGCTACCTAACTCCCCACTAACATGGCATACAGTTAGCCCTAACGAAAGGTAAGTAAAATGGCAGAAGCAAAAGTAATGGTGGAAGAGACAACACCAAAAAAAGTAATGTCTCTAGCATCTCGTAAGTATTCACGAGAAGATAAAATAAAAAAAGACGAAGAGGAATTAAATCAACTAATTGCAGAGCAAAAAGGTGAAGTGACAGAAGAGGTACAAGCAGAACCCGAACCTACATCTGCAGAGGAGAGAACTTTTAAAAAACGCTATGGTGATCTTAGAAGACACTCACAACAAAAGGAAGCTGATCTGCAGGAGCAGATAAACAGTTTAAAAACACAGCTTGATGAAGTTACTAAAAAAGAAATCAAGCTACCAAAGTCAGATGAAGACTTAGAAGCATGGGCAACTAAACATCCTGACGTAGCAGCAATAGTTGAAACTATAGCTATCAAGAAATCTAAAGAGCAATCTAAAGATCTTGAAGACAGGATTAAAAAAATAAACGAGATGCAAGAGTCTGCTACCAAGGAAAAAGCAGAGGTAGAACTACTGAAGTTACACCCTGACTTTGTAGAAATACGTGAGGACGATGAGTTTCATAACTGGGCTGAAGATCAACCTAAGTGGGTACAGCAAGCTCTTTATGAAAATGATGATGATGCAAAGTCTGCAGCTCGTGCTATAGACTTATATAAAGCTGATAAGGGTATTACTAAAAAGAAAGCAAGCACATCAAAGGATGCTGCATTTGCTACAAATACCAAAGCATCACGATCAAAACCTCAGACAAATGATCAGTCATCATATCTGAGGGAATCACAAGTACAAAAGATGTCAGCACAGGAGTATGAGAAACGACAAGAGGAGATTATGGAAGCAATACAGACAGGTAAGTTTGTATACGATGTTTCTGGATCTGCACGATAAAAAAGTTGACATTTAAAAATTTATACATATAACTATGTATAATACGTAAATACATACACATAGCCCCTTTATGGACACCTAAAGTATGTATTTTTATCACAAAAGACAATGCGATGAGACTTACCTAGTTTGTCTAGCCCAGTGTGTACAACTGCACCTAGAATTAAATTAGCCCCGAATCAGAATTGTAATTTGTATCTGTGACCTTGAAAAGTAAGGAGGAACGACTATGGCTTTTCAAACTGCTGCAGGGCATACCAGTTTACCTAACGGTAACTTTAGTCCTGTCATATATTCCAAACAGGTACAGCTTGCTTTCCGTAAGTCATCTGTTGTGGAAGGGATCACAAACTCTGATTATTTTGGTGAGATTAGTCAGATGGGTGATACCGTTAAAATTATCAAAGAGCCAGAAATTACTGTAAAACAGTATGCTCGTGGCACACAAATCACACCTCAGGACTTGGACGATGAGGATTTCTCTCTAGTTGTTGACAAAGCAAACTACTTTGCATTTAAAGTTGATGACATTGAGGAAGCTCATTCACATGTCAACTTCCAATCTCTAGCTTCCGATAGAGCTGCTTACAGACTTTCAGATCAGTATGATCAGGAAGTTTTAGGCTACCTATCAGGGTTTAAGCAGTCTTCTTTGAACACTGTAGCAGGGACAGCTAACGATGTAGTCAACGGTACAAAAGCTGTGTCAACTGCAGGATCAGACGAACTACTTAGCTCTATGCTAGTAGACGCTGCCGACTTCAACGGTGGTTCAGCAAACAACTCTATTGTTGTTCAGCCAAGAGGTATGGGTGACGGTGTTAATACCACTGCTGCACATGCTACACCTCTAGCTGTCATCAACAGAATG